CGGCGAGCAGGAAATCATCAACCTGCTTGAGGCGAAGATTATGCAGTCTGAGGAGTCCATGCGTGAAGGTTTAAACCAGATGTTCTTTGCTGATGGTACAGGCAACAGCGGAAAAGACTGGAACGGTCTTGGAAATATCGTTGAAGCATCTGGAACTGTTGGCGGAATTAACCGTGCAACTTCTGGTAACGAGTACTGGCGTTCATACGAGGAGAACACCGCAACAGCGTTGACTCTTGCTCAAATGTCCACCGCTTACAACAGCGTTTCTGTTGGTAACGACCACCCTGACATGGTTCTGACAACTCAGACTTTGTTTGAAAAGTATGAGGCTCTTTTGCAGCCACAACTTCGTTACACCGACACCAAGACGGCAGATGCTGGTTTCCAGAACCTGTTGTTCAAGGCTGCTCCTGTAACCTACGACGTACATTGCACCGCCGGTGTTGTGTACTTCTTGAACAGCAAGTACCTGACACTCGTTGGTCACTCTGGCAAGTGGTTCTCACAGACTGAGTTTGTGAAGCCAGAAAACCAGGATGCTCGTTATGCACTTATCATGTGCTACGGCAACTTGACCGTACGTAACGCAGCTAAGCAAGGCAAGCTCACAGCTAAGACTGCTTAATTGCAATTGACTTGGGGGAGTGGGACAAATAGTTATTAGCCCACTCCCCTTTTTCAAAGGAGAACAAATGCCAGTTAAATATTCAATTCTTTCTAGCCATGCGGATGCAAGTCCAAAGGCTGGCACGAAAACCTCTGTTTACCCAAAAGGTAAAAGTGGCAAGCAAGTAAAATCAAAAGCCAAGAAGAAATATTAGGAGATAATCATGGCAATGTACCGTGAAGGTGAATACGCCGCTGGCGCATCAACCACAAAAGGAAACCAGAAGAAGGCTGCAAAGCAAGTTAAGAAAGCTATGGCCAAGTCCGCAGCAGACAAGAAGGCTGCAGCGAAGAAGAAGGCTGGAGCAGCAGCAACTGCAGGTCGTGGATTCAATCCAACTCTTGCAAGCAAGCCAAAGGGCTACAAGGCACCTGGAAAGAAAATTGGCCGTCAAAGCTAATTAAGTTGTTATGTCCCCCCAGATTCTTGGGGGGATGTAACAAATCACCCTAGAGGTGATGATTAAAAACTCTCAGCCAGCACATGCATACTATGGACAGCCAGTATCTGGTATTCGTCTAGCCTCGGTAGCGGGGGCAAAGATTGCCGCTGCAAGCGCACCATACATTGGGCGTAACCGTTGTATCGCAAATGACGATACTTGCGAAGGACCAAAAGCCAAAGGCACAGACTACTGCGTCGGTCACCTAAGGAGCCAAGGAGCAACTAAATGATTACTCTGAACCAGTTGCGTAGCCAGGTCCGTTCAATGGCAGACCTTGATGAGGCAGACCTACCGGATTCTGTTATTGACCAGTTTGCTCGTGAAGGCTTTCAGCGTATCTACACTCTTGAGCGTCGTTGGCCGTATCTGCAAAAGACATTTACTCTGACGACTGTGGCCGGAACACGATCGTACACGATCGAGAACATTGGCGATATTCGTGAGATTATCTCAGTTGTGGACACATCCACAAGTGGAAGCCGTATGACATTGATCGCTTATGATGACGCTGAAGAGATTTGGCTTGGGAACACAGATGTTCCGAGTCGACCATATTTCTTTTCTATTTGGGAAGACAAGATGCATTTCTGGCCAAAGCCAGACAATGCTTATCCGATTACGGTACGTGTGTATCGCAACCCATCTTACGACTGGCTAGACAGTCCAGATGATGACATCGACATGGATGAATGGTTCCATGCATTGTTGCCATACTTTGTTTTGTCACGTGTGTATCAGCGTCAGGAAGACGCAGAACTTTCTGCAATGTATTTGCGTTCCTTTGAAGAAGGTGTTGGTCTTGCACGTCGTGACTTGATGAAAGCATCTAGTGCCCGTCCGGCAGTTATGTCTGCTGGTAAGGAATACCCAACTATGCGTCGCTGGTTGCAGACGCTTGGGGCAACACTTGGACAATGAGCAACGTATCCGTTGAACGTTTCGATGACTTTACTGGTGGACTGAATCTTAGAGCAGATCAGTTTCAGTTAGCTCGCAACGAGTCACCTGACATGTTGAACGTGGAGATTGATCCACGTGGTGGAATCTTTAGCCGTGGTGCTATGCGTGAGATAAACACGACACCAGTTATACCGAGTGGCGATTGGTTGCCTCATCGTCTGTTTGCTTTTCAGGGTGATACACCGAACTTGATGCTTACGACCACAAGTCGTGTGTACCGTTCTACTGGTGCGAATTTTACGGTTCTTGAATATTCTGCTGGTAACCCGGTTGTGCCGGTTCAGACTCATGGTGCTTGTATGGCACAGTGGTCTAATCAGTTGTACATGGTTATGGGGACTGCTGGTAGCGGAGGGTATCGTTGGTCATCTGGAGATACGTATGCAACAGCCATTACGGCATCTGGCAGTAATCCTCATCCTTGGCAAAATTCACCTGCGCCATCTCAGCATAAGATTCCAACAGCACAACATATTCTTGTGCATGCAAACAGAATGTTTGTTGCCAATACGACAGAGGCTGGGGTTGATTATCCCAACCGTGTTCGTTGGTCTTTGGAATCAATCCCAGATAACTGGGACCAAGATGACTATATAGACTTTGATGGTGGTGGAAATGGCATTACCGCAATAGCAAGCGTTCAGGGACAGTTGATTGTGTTTAAGCCAAATGCAATATTTATTGTTTATGGTTATGACTCTGATGACCATCAGGTTGTGCAATTGTCTGCAAAGCTTGGTTGCCAAAGTCATGACTATGTTGTTGCATCTGAAACTGGTGTGTATTTTTACTCACACCCACAGGGATTGTTCTACTACAACGGTTCCCAGATTGTTGACTTGTTTGAGAATTTGAAGTCAATGTTCCCGTTGGGTCACATTAACTTTTCTGCAGATGAACAGATTTCTGTATCTTACGTAAACCGTCGAGTCTGGGTTTCTTTGCCATACTCTAAGACGACTAATGCAACTACACCTACGGTGTCGTTTATTTATGACCCATCAATTTCTGGTGGATCGTGGGTTGCACATCAAGCAGCAGATGGTTATGCACCAATTGGTGGAACTGACTTTACTCCATCTGATGGTGTCACAAGGTACTACATGATTCACCCGACAAAAGCACGAGTGCTTTCTGTTGATTTGTTTGATGATGAAAAGGATTTTATCAACCAGACCGAACTTGGTTTTACTAGTTACTATCGAACCGGCTGGGTTGATGGTCGTTCGTATTCTGCAAAGAAAATGTTTAGACGACCTGACTTCATTATGAAGCAGGTTGACACGGCACGTTCCGTGAACATTAAGGTATTCCATAACTTTGAAGAAGCAAATGGAAACGAACGAAAGATATTTAACGTTGCACTTGGACCATCCTCAACAGGTATGTTGTGGGGGTCTGGACAATGGGGTGTCGACAACTGGGGCGTTGTCGCACAAGGTGCGCAGATTATGCGTGGATCAAATCTTGGACTGGCCAAATCTATCCAGTTGTTGTTTACTGGACCAACTGGTTTGTACTGGGGCGTTGACAGCATTTCGTATAAGTACAACACACGAAAGATTAGCGGATGAATAACGACATTCAGATTCCGGCTGTATCAGCACTCACGTCTGTGGACGCAATTGCTATTCGTAGCATTGTCAATGCGTTGTTGAATGAGATTGTCAAGTTGCAAAAGGATGTTGCGAGTCTTAAGCAGCAACAGACTCAACGCAAGAATTATTACAGGGAGAATAGATAATGGCTTACGATCCAAGCATGTACGAGAATCGTCGTCGCTCATTGATGAGCAACTATGCGACCACAGGCGGACAGAATGTGTACCAGCAGTTTCTTGACGCACAGCGTCAGCAACGACAGTTTGCTGATCTGAACACACAGTTCGAGCAGGCAGCACCGAAGGTGGTGTCGCAGTATGGTCGTCGTGGACTTGTTGGACCAAACGTTAAGTCAGGTGCTTTTCGTAAGGCGATGAGTGATTTTGCTAAGAGTCGTGCAAGACAGACTGGCGAAGCACAGCGTGAGATGCAGCAATCGAATCTTGGTTTTGATTTGCAACAGCGTCAACGTGACGAGATGTTCCAGAATGACCTACGTGATTTAGAGATGGAAAAAGCAAGACAGATTGAACAAGATGCAATGGAACTATTGCGTTACAGAGCAGGAGCGTAATCATGGCTAACGAAGCAAACAAGGGATCGCAGAAGAAATCTACATCTGCTTATAAGCGAGTAAATGTTTATCCGACATCACCTACTTCGAGGTATGCACCTGTACCAACATTTGACCCAACTACAGCACGTGGTCCGTTGGACCGTGTTGAGCGTTCTGCTGAAATATATGGAACCCAAAAAGCTGGATTGCCTAGTGCTTCGATGGGTTCAATGACTCTTGCTGAAAGACAGGCTTACAAAGACCAATACATGAATGATGGAATTGATACCGTTCTTGGTGATGGCAAGCTTGATATTGACATGACCGGTGGTCTTGGTAGCTATCTTGGTGGTCGTGGTGGTGGTGGATCTGGTCCATCGTCATCTGACAAACTTGCTTGGGCAAAGTGGAGAGCAGAACAAGCTGAGACAGCAGAAGAAAAGGAAACTAAGAAAAAAGCATTGGCTTTGCTTCAAGGTCAACTTGCTGGTGGTTATCGTGGCAACATTGACACGTTGCTTGGTCAGATTGATGCAATGGGTAAAACTGCTGGAGCAGATATTAATAGTGCTTATAAAACAGCACTTAGCAATATTGGTGGTGGATATAAAACTGCATCCGATTTGATGGGTTCTGGTTATAACGCATTGGATGCGTATTTGAATAAGTACAACTCCAACCCATACGCTGGGCTTGCAGCCCAAGCGCAAGGTCAGATTCCTGACTCGATGAACTACCTGCAGGCTTATGGTGCGCCCACAGCAGATGTGCAGGCACAAATTGCAGCAGAGCAACTTGCTGGCCAACAAGGCAATGACGCATTTAATCGTTTGATTAGTGTTCTTGGTGGAGCACAGGAACAATCGAATCTGTCACGTTTGGTTGAGTCTCAGATGGCACGTAACTTGGGTACAACCCAACTTGGTTCACAGCGAGCAGCGTTTGAGTCGCAGGCTGCGAATGCCCAGGCTCAGGCTTTGGCTGAGTTGAGGCAACGTATTGCGATGCAACGTTTTGAGCAGGAACAGGCTGCTGGCTCTGCCAAGCAGAACATTATTGACCAGCTTATTGCAGCGGGTGTGAACCCTTATGGCGCTAAGGCTCCTGCTGTTTCACAGGTGTCGAGTTTTGGTTTAGACCCAAGCGTGATGGAGCAATTGGCTTCTCGTCGTACTGGTTTTTAGTGTAACGAAAGGTTTATAGAGTATGGATCCAGAACTTTTTCAATTGTATCTGAACGCCATGGGTGGTCAGAAAGATGCATCAAGTGCAGCTTTTGACCCAGCATTGGCTTTTCTGACTGGTCTGTACCAGCCTAAGCAACAGTTTACCGAGGACCAGTTGTTTGCACGATTGGCACCAATGATTTCTATGGCTGGCTCTGAACAGGCTGGTCCGAGATTTGAAGCAGCAGCTGCTATCCGTGGTGGACGAGCACCATGGGACATCAAGAAGGACAAGACTCTTCGTGGCAACGTTGATCCAAAAGAGTGGGACAAACTTGTGGACGCAATGTTTAAGGAGAACGAAAGTGTTAAAGCCAAA